CACCGTCATACTGACTATCCCAATAACCGCAAAACGGTATAGCCGTAATATCAAACCGCAGGAGACGGCAACCGAGAAACGCATCCTGCCCGCCACCAGAACCTACGTGAACAGAATCATCCGAATGGCCCGCCGATCCCAGAACGGACTCCGCGACGATCTGGAAGCCATCGGCGACCAGTGGATAAACGACGTGGAAGAAGACCTTATGACCAACCTCGCAGCCTACGCGCGCCGCACAGGCTACGAACTGGAACAGGTGATTACCGCGTGGGCTGAAGTCCACCCCGAAAGCGCCATTACCGTGAAAGTCGAGAACTATACGGCGGACGATTGGCGGCAACTCTACTTCTGGACTGAACTCCCCGATACCGTGCATGAAGCATACGTGGAACACTTGCGTAGCATCGCCAAGTCCACCAGCAAGACCATCACAAACAACGTCCTAGAAATCCTGAACCGTGCCGACGTGGAACAGTGGGACGCCGAACGCCTGCGTAACGAGCTCGAACGCATGGGCAACGATCACGCCGAACTGATTGCCCGCTGCGAAACCGTGCAATCGCAACGGCTCGGCAGTCTCTACAGCGCCCGCAATCTCAGCGAAACGCTCGGCGTCCGACTGTACAAAGTATGGCGTACCAGCGGAGACGAAAAAGTGTGCGAATTCTGCCGCCACATGGAAGGCAAACGAATCGCATTGGATGACACGTATCTAGCTGAAAACGCCAGCGTCGAAATCGGCGACCGAACCTACGTGAACAACTTCGAGAGTATGCAAACCCCGAACGGACACCCCAACTGCCGATGCTACGAGGATTACGAGGTCGTGGAATCATGACTTACGACATCCATTGCAAACGCTGCGGACGATATCTAGGCTCCTGCGCACGTGACACAATTGTCACATTGAAGTGCCCGAATTGCAAAGGTTTGGACGTGTATCGTATCGTGCTACTATGGGGTTCAGAACATTAAGCCCATTAAGGACGTTCGACCGCACCACTACCCTACTATTTGAAAGGGTCAAAATGAAGACTCGTAAGAGCTTCGCCAACAGCGGTGCCCCAGAAACCAATGGTCGTACCCTCACCTTCCTCGCCAACAGCGGAAAAGTAATGTGCGACGGACTCACCGTAGATTTGAAGACACTGAAAGCACCGTTAATCGACGGCACTCTGAAACTCGTGTCCGACCTCACCGAGTCCGACAAACTATCCCTACCGCTCCTGATCGACCACATGCCCAGCATCGAATGCCAAGCAGGTGCAATCACCCGACTTTGGATGACCGATGATGGACTAATGGCCGAAGCGAAGCTCAGCGAGGTAGATCAGGGCGAACGTATCCGTCAGCTTGCCGCCGACGGATGCCTGACCAACAGTTTCAGCATCACCGTTGAATTCAACCAGCGTCCCGGCAAGGACGGTATCATCCACGATGGCGAACTACTGGAAATCAGCGTCGTATATCGTGGGGCCGACCCAAGGGCCGCTTTCACCGCAATCAACAGCCGTAACAACAAGAATGGAGACACCATGAACCCGGAACTCCTGAAGAAACTGGCGCGTACCATCGCCCAGTTCAAACTCACCCCGGACGAGGCGGAACAGCTCACCGATTCCATCGGTGACATCATGCAGGGCGCTCTCGATGACATCACCGAAGCCATCGGCGAACAGTCCGAATCTGACAATCAGGAAAACACCCCGGCACCGGAGGAACCCGTGCAGACTTCCAACGGACGCCAGACCATCATCATCAACAAAGCCAACCACGCCGCCCACCAGTCAGGTACCGTGACGTTCTCGCATGACCGTAAGACGTGGCTTGACTCCGATGACGCCATGATCGCGTTCGAACGTGCCCTGATCGACACTGATAACAAGGGTGTCGAAGCATTCCACCGTGAGTGGGCTGACACCGTGAACCGTAACATGTCGGACACCGCATCGTTCGGCGTTGACACCACCAACGTGGACAAGTTCATCCCGACTGCGGCAATCACCACAATCGCGGACGCGCTGAACACGCGCGGTTCCGGCCTGTGGAACCTGCTGCGTAAGACCGGCATGGATCGTCTCACCATCGGCGGCAACATCTCTGGTCTGACTGACCAGACCCGTGCCCACGGCTACCCTGTGGCCTCCTACGGAAAGAATAAGAAGGAACAGGTGCTTGCGTTCGTGAAGCGTGAGCTTCAGGCCGACTACACCTACAAGTACATCACCCTGAACAAGGGTGATATTCGCCGCACCCAGCGTCCGGGCGCTCTGCTCCGCTACGTGCTTCAGGAACTCCCGAACTACATCATCCAGACCATCGAACGCCAGATCACTCTTGGTGGTTACACGGACATGGCGCATTTCCGTTCCGTCGTGACTGACGCGGCAGACAATTCGTCCGAATGGAATGGCAACCGTTTCGCGCTCTCCTACACCATGACGGACGCCACCCCGCTGATGGACTTCGTGCGTGCCTCCCACATGGTTCGCGCGCAGGGCAACAAGGTGCTGCTGTGCAACGCTGACACCGTGGCTGACCTGCTGATGTCCGCAAACGCTAACGGGAATACGTACATTGCTCTCGGCGGTGACGATACTCTGGCCCGCGCCCTCGGCGTTAACCAGATCATTACCCCGGAATGGTGGACTGACACGGACGATACCACCACTATGGGCGTCATCATGTCCGCGTCTCACTACGCGGTGGTTGGCGATACCTCCATCGAGGCTTTCACCAACTTCGCACTGTCCACGAACACCAACGAGTATCTTCAGGAGATTTACGCTGGTGGTGGTCTGGACGCGGAGAAGTCCGCCGTGGTCATCAAACCGAAGGGCAAGTGATGAACGCTGAAATGTACGTACGAGTCGGCGGCAAAGCGCTGCCACAAGACAACCTGAACACGGTTAAAGTCATCAACTTTGTGGACAAGTCCGGCAAACCAGTGTCTTTGACGGGTCCGCAGGGTCCTACTGGTCCTGCTGGTCCCGCTGGTCCTGCTGGTCCCGCTGGTCCCGCTGCTTCGATCACTAAGGCCGCTCACGTTGACCCGTCATCTGGCACGGTAGCGCAAGTGGTGAACGCTCTGATCGCCGCAGGTCTGATGGCGTCCGCCTGACACGCTACCCTAAACAGTAGCGGGACTGCACCGCAAAGGCCCTATCTCCTACAATGGGAGGTAGGGCCTAACTCATTTTCGGAAGGAGCGATCATGGACATCGACGCAAGCGTAATCGATCAAGTGGGAAAGACGATCTACGCGCGATGGAAAGACGCCGCGCTCGCAGACCTCGCCAACATCATATGCCAAAAAGACCTATTCCCGATTACGGATGATTACGTGGGAATTGTCGTAGGAGATGGCCGCCACATAGCGTTACCGGCATGGTATTCGGAAGTAACCAACGTGCAGACCACCGACGGCGTGAAGCTCGATTTTCGCGTGAACTACGATATGGGCGACGGGTGGACTCCCGAAACCAAATACGCCAACTGTCTGACAATCGCGCAACGTCTTAATGTCGGCACGGCAGTCACCGTGACCGGAACGCACGGGTTCGCCAAGCTTCCCGCCCCATTATCTTCAGTATTGGCGGCTGTCATCGAGGCAGACCAGAGCGTTCTTGAACAGACCGACCGCATCACGTCCAAGAGCATCGAGGATGTGAGCGTAAGCTACGCAACGATCAACGAGACTGCCATGGAACGTGCGTTGACCCCGTATCGTTCGCTTATCAATCAGTGGAGTCTATGCCGAAACGGCGGAGACAGCGGCGGTATTCTCTCCCTGCCTCGCAAGCACCATAATCTGCCGTGGTGGCTCAACGCTCAGGATTACGTGGGAGGTGACTATGCTTATGGCAACGCTCTGTGACCCGTTCCGACTGTTCCCTAACCAAGTCCAGACAGCGACGCTTTGGCGGTACACGGCGCCCGGTCTGCCTAACGAACAACTGGCCGACTTGCAGGTGATTGTGAAGCATTCCACCCAGTCCGACCAGCCGACCGAATACGGTTCGCGTATCAGCATCCGACGCTTCCATATTCAAACGGACACGGTTCCCGAGAACTTGCGGGAAAACATGGAACTATGGCCCGATCTCATGGTGGAACTCTCCGATGGCAGGGTATACCAAGTCACGCAAGCCAGTCGAGGCGATGACATGGACATGGGGGAAACCCGGTTCATCACCGTGTACGGGAACCCGTATGGAAGGGACAGCATATGAGCTACCGATTACAGTTGTCCGCTGATTGGGCTCGCAAACTCTCCACCCAACAGTTGAACAAGGGTGGCGTGAAAATGATGACCGACATCCTCAAGATGGCACGTCAAAACGCTCCCGTCTTGACCGGCGCTTTGCGTAACAGTGGCCGTTTCCAACAGCTTTCCACCGTGAAGTGGCGTATCACGTTCGGCAACAGTCGTGTGCCTTACGCACGTATCCGCGAGTACTCTAACCGGTTGCACCCGAACACGGTACGCTACCTCCAGCGAGCGCGGAACACTGCCGCCAGCCGTGCTAAATCGTATTTCAACCTAGGATAGGAGCGCCATCATGATTGATCTGGCCATGTGCATGACCCTCCAGAACGAGGGTTTCGGCACTTACGGAAAGACCCTGTTTTTCGGCACTAGTCCCGTATTGGACACGGGTAGCGTCACGAACGCCGAGGGCATCTGGGTCAACGCGAACACCGTGGACATCAACGGCGACCTGTACACCGACCAGCTCACTATCAGTAGCCGCTACTTCGACGTGATCGAACAAGGAAAGTTGATGCTCCGTCTCCTGCACTTCGTCAACAATCGTCTGCATGAGTATTGCCGACTGACATGCAACCCCATCGCTGATATAGACTTTGTATCAATCCGCGTGCATCCGGCTACCGCAATCGACATGGACGCCATCGACGGCGAAGGCCGCTGGGTGAAAAGCATTCGGTTCAATGTGGATTACAAACTCTCCCCCGAAACGGTAGAATAGGAACCGTCCATTAGTCGCCGCGTGTGCAGTCCCGCCCGACGAAAGGACAAACAATGGCTTCCTACCCCCTTATTGGCAAGAAGACAGTCTACATCGACGATATGGTGATCTCCCCCGACTACGTTCAGGATGAAGCTGGAACCATTACCCTGACTCCCGGCACTACCGAGGTGTCCTCGCAGTCCGGCACTATCAACGTACCGAATGGCTCATATGAGGAAATGAGTTTCGAGCTGAACATTATCTGTCCGAGCGTCCGCTACCTCGGTATGCTGTTTCCGGAACTGTACCATAATGCGAAGTTCAAGCGCGTTATCTCCGGTTCGCTGTCCGAGACGGGTCAGGTGCGTTTCGGCGGCACCGAATGTGTTTCCAACACTCCGCGTGACATCATTATCCATAACGTGTGCGATGGCCATTCATCGGCGCAGGACTTCCGTATCCCGCAGGCGCTAACCAGCGCGGGCGGCGAGTTCACCGTGAGCCTGTCCGACCCGTTCGTGGTCACACTGTCCGGCTCGATGACTCCCGGTGCGAACGGTGCCGTCGTCATGGGCGAGCTTGATCTTGATACCCCATCGTATTACGACGAAGATTCCGGCACCATCAAGACGGAGAACGTTCAGGTCGCCGCGCTTACCGCGTCCCCGGCGAACATCTCCGGCAAGGTCGACGATCATGTGACGTTGAATGTGATGGCGTCTCCGAATGGTGCGACTGATACCATCACCGCCACCGTAGCTGGAACCGGTAAGGCTGTCGCTACTGACAACGGGGACGGTACTTGGGATATTCAGTTTAAGCAGTCCGGTGCGGGTACCGTCACGTTCAAGGCTGGCGCTGCTCAAACCGTGGTTAACTTTAATGTCGCCGGTGCGTGAGCATAAGTAACGCCCGCCACCGTAGCTTGCACGGTCGGGTGGCGGGCGCGTGATAGAAGTTTCCGAAGTGGGAACAGTCCCATGATATCGCACGAATGGAGCAACAATGACTACCCCTGTTTTGAGCATCGACACCCGAGAAGCGTTCCGCACCCTCACCGTGAAAATCGACGGCACCGTGTACACCATGCGCCCGCTCGGCTCTAAGGATATGCTCACGATCTTGGATAATGCGGAGACAATCGATAAGCTGAGCGATGGCGTGGCGAACCGTGAGACTTTTGAAACCGCTGAAAAGATTATCTTCCCGTTGGTCGAATCGCTTATGAGTCCAGCTGATAAATTCTCCGTGTGGGCTGAACAGACCCGTAAGCGTAGCGATCTTGCCTATCAGCGTGCCATGACCGCGTTGTGCGGGCTTATGGCGGAGAACATCACCGTTGACATCAAAGGCGAATAATGAAGTCGTGGGATAGCCTGCTCACTCCCGCCGAACGGGAGGCGATGAAGAATTACAAACAGAAGGAGGCGGCTCGCAAGCCGCTTCCGAGCGTTCATATCCTCGCCGAGCTTGGTGACTTGTATGGGTGGCAGGCTATCCGCGACGTGCTGGAAAACAATGTGGATTCATCCCTGATGATGAACCTGCTCAGGGAGGGACGCCGTATCCGACGGCGGCGACTAGCGGAACAATACCTCATGACGTTCGACTGCATCGCCGCCGCGTTCAGCAAGCACGGCGACCGCAATATTAACACGATTATCGAAAAACTCGGGAAGGACGTGTGATGGCAGACTCGACACTGACCCTAGACGCCGAGATCAACACCGTCGATTGGAACGCTGGCGTCAAGGATATTCAATCGGGTAGCCGTCAGATCGAAGAGTCGGCGCGACATGCTGACGCAGCGTTTGGGAACGTTGATAAATCTTCAAGCAAGTCTTCCATCGGGTTAGGGAAGTTCGGTGCCGTCGCCGGTGCCGTTGGCGGTCTTGTTTCCTCGGGTATCGGTATGGCTGTGGACGCCATCGGTGATCTTACCGGAGACATTATCGAAGCCTCCGACTCTGCGGACAAGTTCAAAAGCACGCTGAACTTCGCCGGTCTGGATACGGGTACGATTGACGCGCTCACCGCCAGCACTCAAGCTTACGCCGACCAGACGGTTTACAGCATCAGCGATATCCGTAACGTGACCGCTCAGCTTGCCGCGAACGGAGTACAGGGCTTCGACAAACTAGCCGAAGCGGCTGGCAATTTGAACGCGGTCGCCGGTGGTAACGCGCAAACTTTCAGCTCGGTCGGTATGGTGCTTACGCAGACCGCTGGCGCTGGCAAGCTCACCACGGAGAACTGGAACCAGTTGGCCGACGCCATTCCCGGCGCATCCGGCAAACTTCAAGAGGCGATGCTCAAGAACGGCGCTTACACTGGAAACTTCCGCGACGCGATGGAGAAAGGCGAGATCAGCGCGGAGGAATTCAACCAAGCCATAATGGACTTGGGTATGACGGGCGCCGCGAAGGAAGCCGCTACCAGCGCCAGCACTATCGAAGGTGCGATGGGTAATCTGGAAGCGTCCGTGGTTGGTGTGGGTACGACGATTCTTGACCAGTTCAAAGGCCCGTTGACCTCCGGTATCAGCATGTTGGCGCAGAGAATCAGCGGACTTAGTGGCGTGTTTACGGGACTGGTGCAGACCCTCGGCCCGATTCTCTCACAAATCGGCACAACGTTCCAGACAGCGTTTCAACCAGTTGTGGGAATGGTGCAATCTCAGTTGCTTCCGGCGCTTAAGCCGCTTATGAGTGCCTTACAGAATATCGGCAATGCCATCATGCCTGCAATCCAGCCCATCGCATCAGGGTTAGCTACCGTGGCGAGCATCATCGTGCAAACTATGAGTGTCATCTCAACTGCTGTAACGCCGGTGATTAATAACATCGCCTCGTCGATTCAGACGGTGCTTCCGGCACTCCAACCGCTAATGAGTGCTTTGCAGAATCTCGGTAATGCCATCATGCCTATTATCACGGCCGCAATCCAGACCATTGCACCAGTGTTGTCTACCTTGGTGAGCTACATCGGGCAAACTATGAGCGTTATCGCGACTGCGGTAACGCCGGTGATTAATAACATCGCTGCGTTGATTCAGACGGTGCTTCCGGTAATCCAGTCAGCGTTTCAATCGTGGGGTTCAACGATTCAGGGTGTCATTAACGCGGTTTTCCCATTCATCCAAACGATTGTCACATCCGTTATGAACGTTATCAACGCGATAATCACCACCGTATTGGCAGCGATTAACGGTGATTGGTCTGGAGTATGGGAAGGTATCCAGAATATCGTTTCCAGTGTTTGGAACGGTATCAAAAGTATCGTTTCCGGTGCCATCAATGCAGTGTCAGGCGTCATCTCAAGCGTGCTGAACGGTATCAGCGGTATTTTCAGCAGTGTGTGGAATGGTATCAAGGGAGCCGTAAGCAGCGCATGGAGTGGTATCACCAGTGCCGTCAGCAGTGGCGTTAGTTCCATGATGAGCTTCATCACCAGTATCCCAAGCCGTATCATGGGCGTGTTCAGCGGAGCCGGATCATGGTTGCTGAGCGCCGGACAGAACATTATTCAAGGCTTGATTAACGGCATCACGAACGCCATCGGCGGTGCCATATCTGCGGTCAAGAACGCGGTTAGCGGTATCATCGATGGTGCTAAGAGCCTGCTGGGTATCGCGTCCCCGTCTAAGGTGTTCGACCGTGAGATAGGTCGGATGATTCCTGCTGGTCTTGGCCGTGGCGTATCTGAGAACGAGCGTGCGGCCACTCGTCCGGTGGAAGACATGGTTAATTCTCTTCTACCGTCGTCCATCGTGACGCCCATGCCGGTAGTGTCTAGCCCGGTGCCCATGAACGCGAATAGTGGCCCGCGTGTGAGCGCGCCTATCACGGTGAACGCGCTTGACCCGAACGCGGCCGCTCAAGAGACTGTGAGGGTGATTAATTTCCATTACGTGTGACAAGCCGCGCGGGTAGACTGAGGGTATGGCTATCTTTACCCTTGACCCACGCGACGTTCGTCTGACCCTGAACGGTTTCCCCTTGTATGGGACTGACTCGTATGGGTGTGAGTGGCATGTGACGTTTCAGAACGTTTCGGGATTGTTCGACGGTGTTGGTTCGACCTTGCAGACCAAGGACAAAGCGTGGTCGGATGGTTGGTTTAGCAATATTCCAGTGGCTCAGGGTCGCTCGATCAGTGTCGAGGGTCATATTATCGGCAAATGCACGGAAAACTGCATCAACGCTTGGGATTCGTTCAAACGTTCGTTTAATATCACCAGTCAGTCGCTTGTCGTGAAATTGGGGAACATCAGCCGTCAGGTGCAGGTCATGCAGTCGGCTTCCGCTCCATTGGTGGAGTGGGCTGGTGTGAACATTCTCAAATTCAGTATCGGTCTGACCGCTTTGGACTCGTATCTTTACGATACTCAGTCAGTGAGAGGAAAAACCGGGTTGCCGCACACTCAGGGCGGTATGACGTTCCCCTACCATTTCGAGGATATAGACACGGGCAAGGGTTCAACGTGGGTGTGGTCTGAAACAACCGTGTCGGGTAGAGTGCACCTTACTAACACGGGTAGTGCTCCGAGTCCGGTGACTATTCGTATCGATGGGCCTGTGGTCAATCCGCAGGTTGAGCATAGTCCGAGCGGGCATATCATGGCGTTCGATCTCAGTTTGGGTGAGGATCATTACATTCTTATTAACGGTGCCACGCATGAGATTCTTGTCGATGGCACCGATCCGGCACGTGGCAGTGTGACGCGACGCGAATGGAGTTACGCGGAGTTCGGGGAGAATGTTTGGATGTTCAGCGCCGAGGAACCATCTGATAACGCGCGTATGACGGTCACGTTCAACCCGGCTTACATCTAAGGAGGTGCCGGATGCCTTTTATCTCCAACCGATTGCCGCAGTCGAACGGCTTATACTCGGACACTGCGCGTGTATTGCGACAGCGTTCCGGATTGCAGTTCGTCGCCGTCACGTTGAACGACGGCACGGTGATAGCCGAACTCCCCGACCTCCAACTAACCCACTTGACGTACCGTTTCGAGGAAACAACCAGCGAAACGGCCACGCTCCCGTGGCGCAACGCTCCCCGCAATTGGGGTGAAGCCACCACCCCATATCAGGCCGCCATACTTCTGGTGCGCGAATCCACTGTGTTGTGGGGCGGTATCGTGGTCAAACGCGAGCGTGCAATGCGCGGAGACGGATTAACACTGACGTTGGCAACCGTCGAACACTATCTCGATAACGTGTACGTGCAGGATCATACGTACACGAATCGTGACCAGTGCGAGATCGTGGAAGACCTCGTAACCACCACGCTTAAAAACCACCGTTTCAACCTCGTTGTCGAAGCGTCCCCGAGTAGCGTCAAACGCGACAGAACGTATGAAGCAGAAAGCGATAAAACCCTGTTAAGCGTGCTGCAAGAGCTTGCGAACGTTTTGAAGGGGCCGGAATGGTGTACATCATGGCGTGCCATCAACGACGGGCATTATGAACCTGTGATGACGGTCGCCGACCATATCGGCTCCACCACGCCAAGCACGACGTTCGATGAAAGCGTTATGACCACGTTCATCCTGTTGGAGGATTACACGAACGGGTATGGCGCTAACGCGGTAATGGCTGTGAGTACGGCTGACGCTGGCGACCGTCCGCAATCCGATTGGATGATTGCAGACCAGCCCAACCGGCCTCTGCTGGAATACGTGTTCCAGCCGTCCACAAGCATTACGAATAAGGCGACGTTGAACGAACATGCCAAGTCCTCGTTGTTGCAGATGCAGAACGGTACCCAGACCATCACTATGGGCTTGAGTCTGCTTTCCGCTCCAATGGTGTATGAGGAATGGAAGCCGGGCGACCTCATATCGTGGACAGTGGAAGAAGACGCCGAGCATTTCCCCGACCATAATCACGTTCGTCAGCGCATCATCGGGTACGAGATAGATTTAAGTCAGGCGTGGACCATCACACCTATATTGCAGCAGGAGGACGATAATGCCGAGCAAATTCAAATTCAGTCTAGATAGCGCGGACGCGACCGCCCGCCAATTCTCGGACATCAAACGCCAGTTACAAGAGTTGCCGCCAAGCATCGTCAACAGCGTTAAGCCTATGGTCGAACAGATCACGGAGATGTATGAGGAAGTGCGGACGCTGACGAACAATCTTGACAAGCGTGTGCAGGAAAGCATCACCCGTAACAGTTACACCCGTGCCGAGATTGACGTTAAAACTCAGACGTGGAACTGGGGTGTATTGGCTCCCAATCATGGTGGTACGGGTATCGCCAACGCTTATAACAATGTGTTTGCGTCAGGCTCTTGGCGCGCGGTGTGGGTGTTGTCTGACGGCACTATGGGCACGGCCCAGTCGATTCGTGCGGCGAAGACGGATATCGTGGACGCCGACGACTACATTCCCGTTGACGCTCTCCGCAAAGTGAAGTGGTGCGTCTATCGAATGAAGAATGACAAGAACCAGAATCTTGATGATGCTCAGCCGTTGGTCGGTATGATCGCCGACGACTTGGATGAGAACGGGTTGGGGTTTTTCTGCGAATACGATGAAGACGGCACGCTGGTAGGCATCAACTATCCCATGCTTGGTGTGGCGGCGCTCCGCCTCGCTCAACAGGTAGCGGATGAATTGGACGCGCTCAAAGCTAAGGTTGATGCTCTATCCACTGACAAAGATAAAATGGTCGTAGACGATTCGGAGGAATGATTATGGCTATCATCATGCACCCGCTTACCGCGAAAAACGGTTCCCCGGAGTATACGGCGGACGATTACAGGCGCGCCATCAATCCTCTATTAGTACCGTCCGATGGTACTGCGTTCAACGGTTTGTCTGGCATCCGTTACGGTTCCCCGAGTCCTCTGGTCACGGTGAGCGGCCTGACTGTTACGGTCAAGCCTCATTGCGGTACCATCAGCCCGTGGGATGGGCTCGGCGCGTACACTTACGCCATCACTACCAATACGACCGTGCAGTTGGCTAACTCCACTAACAGCTATAAGATCGCGGTTACGGTGGAAGACCCGTCTCAGTCGCACGGCACGACTCCGCGCGGCAAGCTCGAAGTGTTTACCGCTGGTACGCCTAACTCGAATATCAATGGTCTGGTGATCGCCGAGGTGAATGCCGGTGTCGCGTCTGATGTGGCTCCGATGATTCGTAACAGCGCTATCCTGATGGTGCGTGATCTTGAACAGCTTAACACTATTGCCGCGATGGATGGGCAGGAGGCTGTGACTATTGCCGATAATGCCTATTATGTTAGGAACGACGGCGCGTGGGCTTCTTCACAGTTATTTGACTCGTCGGACACGTTCAAAGCCGTCGGATACACGAATTCTAACAACTGGTATGAATTTACGTTCTCGTCCCGCGTCACATCGTTCGGAAGCACTCAAAACGTGGAATTGGCGAAGTTCGGAAACATAAACTGCTGCCATATTCTGCACGGTGGATGGTACATGCTTAGCGCATTCCTTAACGTCAAGTATGATCATACAGACATTCCTACGGTGTGGTTTCGACGGTACTCCGGAAACAAATGGACCAAATATATCGACACTCATGTTTCGTTCTCAACGAATGACTGGAATGGATATACGTCAATCGGCATTCCGACCGTGGTCTACAATATCCCGGATAACACTGTTATTTCGTTGGGTATTGGGGATAATTTCGTTTCGGCTGTCGGCTCTTTAACGGAGTTCACCGTAACTAGGATTAACCGGAACCTGTAATCTCGTTATAGCGGCATACCGCCCTTTGCTCGCACTTCGATATTCTCCGGAATCGGAACGACGAAGCTCACCAATGGGCGGAACACGTCATTGGGTGTCATATACGGGCCTACTGAAATTGTGCCGTGGTAGTTACCATCCAAAGTTAATCCACATCTCCCAATTGCCGTCTTTACATGATAAACGACATCATCCCATGTTCCACTGTTCATGATAATGGATATTATCTTCACGGTCTAAGATGAAATCATGATGGAAATTATCACGGCGATCATCGGCGTAGGCGGCGTAGCACTCGGAGGACTCATAACATGGCTAGCTAACCGTAGATCAGACTTGACCAGCGCGTATCAAGCTTTAGTGTCCGCTCAAGGGGATATGAAACGGCAGATCGACGCCCAAGACCAGAAAATAAGCGCACTAATCAAGAACCGTGATGCGATGCAATACACGATTGATCTTGAGACTGGCTATATTCGCGCGTTGGGACACTGGCTGTCGAAGTTCTGCGAGATTATCGAACCTGAATTTTTGGAGAATCATCCTAAACCGTCGTTGCCTGATGATCTACGCGACCGTATTGCATCGCTTGAGGAACTGGCCGGAGATAATGACTAGCCGAGCATGGTTATGAACATGGCCCCTCTTTCACGCATGGTACCGGAAACGTTATTGTTTGTGAAAACCCGTATCTTCGTGTTCGTCTGAGTTACTCTCAGCATCGTGGCCAAATTCAATCGGGTATACCCGTTCCCTCCCGTTAATTGTTCGCTTACAGTCGGGCCTAAATTCGTTATTCCACTGCTACCACCGATATTGAGGTTCAGCCATCCGGCGGGAGTCGACAATGGCAGCGAAACGTAGACGGAGTAATCGCCTACGGGTAGGTTAGTTACGTTCGCTCCGTTATTATCGTTCACGATGGATGCGCCGTCGAAGTCGTTATGCGTAAGCGTCATACGCATTAGCGTCATGCCGTTGTTTACCTGCAATTGCCCGTCTGATCTAGTGAAAGTTATTACAGCGTATGGGTCGGTCACAACGTTCTTCTGTTTCCACATTCCACCGTTTCTAACATAATAGGCATTACCGGTGATAATAATATCGATTCGTTTTTGATGATAAAATGATCCTATGAGACGTTTCAAACGGTGCATGATCATTATCATGTCGCTCTTCGTCGTCTCGTTCATAGTCCACGTCCTGATGACGGCCTACGCCGTTTTATGCATGGCGTGGCTGTTCTTCTACCCAATCAGCTTATAAAAGGAGTTTCGATGGCTTTGAACGGTATCGACATCAGTAATTGGCAGGCTGGTATCGACTTGTCTGCCGTACCGTGTGATTTCGTCATTAGTAAGGCGACGGAGGGATGCTGGTACGTGTCAGCGGATTGCGCTCGACAGGTGGAACAGGCGTTAAGTCTGGGAAAGTGCGTGGGCGTATACCATTACGCCAACGGTGGTAACGCCGTCTCCGAAGCTGACTTTTTTGTGAACAATTGCGCGAATTGGGTCGGCAAGGTCGTATGGTGCTTGGACTGGGAGCAACAGGGTAACGGACTGGTCGGGTCTGGCGCGTCTGCTCAGCAGTGGATTAGGTCGTTCTGTGACCGCGTGTACGAGCGTACAGGCTCCCAGCCTATCGTCTACACGGGCGCGTCCATGCTTAACGACGTTCAGAACATTGGTGATCGTGGATTGTGGGTAGCCCAGTACGCGAATATGGACGCTACTGGGTATCAGGATACGCCGTGGAACGAGGGCGCATATGCGTGCGCGATCCGCCAGTATTCGGGCAATGGTCGTCTGCCCGGATATTCAGGCAGTCTTGACCTTGACAAGTTCTATGGTGATGTGAACGCTTGGAATGCGTATAAGGCGGGTCATTCGAGTGTGACCAACGTGCCGACCCCTTCCGCTCCTGCTCCGTCTACTCCCGCGTCTGACACGTACACTGTGCGCTCTGGGGACACGCTGAGTGGTATCGCGTCGATGTATGGGACTAGCTGGCAGGTGCTGGCGCAGATTAATAATCTGTCTGACCCTAATCTGATTTATCCGGGTCAGGTGCTGAATATCAATGGTACTGCCAATACTGTTCAGTCCGGTAGTGGAACGTATACGGTGCAGTCGGGGGACACGCTGAGCGGTATCGCAGCCAAGTACGGGACTTCATGGCAGACTCTCCAGCAGATTAACGGCATTGCCGACCCTAATCTGATTTATCCGGGTCAGGTGCTGAAACTGCCGGGCGGCGCCCCGTCACCGTCCGTTACAACGTACACTATCCAGCCCGGTGACACATTGAGCGGTATCGCCTCCCAATACGGTACCAGTGTTTCCAATCTGGTGGCGTTGAACGGTATCGCCAACCCTGACGTGATCTACGCGGGCCAGACAATTCGCATCAAGTAGACTATTCGATAGGAGGTTTGTCATGAATATGAATACTGGTGATCCGACCACTGAGACAGCGGTCACCAATGAGATGCCGGACGGTAATGATAATTACGTGCCGACGTTCAACGCCGCGACTCGCAAGTGGGCGTATCTGGTTTCCGGTCTAATCGGTATCGCCGGTGCGGTGCTGAGTTTCGTGAGTGCCGTGCCGGACATGCCGTCGTGGATGGCTGTACTGGGTGGCGCTTGCGCTCTGGTCGGCTCCGGCGTGGCGGGAATGTTCGGCGTCCACTACGCAGGCATCTCCAAGTGAGGTAATGCTGACAATCGCATTGCTTGAAGTCAATCAAGCAATCATGCAAGGAGCATAACCAATGTTCGAAACATTCCAAACCCTCATCAACGCCGGAGGCTACGACCTCGCAGACCTCACCCAGCGCATCAAGACCATGTACGTGATGGGCGAACTCACCGAGGATGAGATGAAACAGCTACTCGAACAGGCGCAGGATAACGCCAAGCCCGACGATTCCTACGCCCCATTGGCCGACCGTGTGAAGGCCATCGAGGAATGGGAGACGACTATCGAGGAGCGTTTAAGCAAGCTGGAATCTGGCTCATCGACCGACCCCGGCGAACCCGAGAAACCCGGCGACAAATGGCCGGAATACAAGCAGCCTACCGGCGCGCACGACGCCTACCGCGTAGGAGACAAAATCACCTACAACGGGAAACACTACACGTGCGTGCTGGACGGGTGCGTGTGGCCTCCGGACACCTACCCGCAGGGGTGGCAGGAAGAGGCATGACCCGCATCTACACTGGCGCCTCCAAGTGATAGACTGGGGTTGCTCCTTTCGAGCGATGGTGTGATGACCGAATAAACTAGCCCGACACTGGTCTTGACGACTGGTGCCGGGCTATTCTTTCTTTTTCAGTTGTTCAAGAGGAATTCTCGATTTCGGTATTCGCTGAACACTGGTATTTCTTCTGGGTGATCGTTGTAGGCGCTTACCAGCCATCCTTTTACGTATGATTCCTTTGGGTGGGCGTGGATGCGTGCGTGGCATCCCATAGTACCCGAGCCGCAGACGGTAATCAGGTTGCTGGGTAGGTTTAATCCCTCCCAAGCGTGTGAGCGCATACGCCTGTGATGCAGATTGGAAGCGGAGGCGCCTAATGTTCTCCCACAGATGAAGCATCTGCCGTGGTCTCGGTGGAACACTTTCATACGGGTTTCGATATCAGGGTCTGTTTTGCTCACTCAGATACTCCTTCACAGTGGAAGAAGTACAAGGTTATCGGGTAGACGAGTTTGAAGAAATATTGCCTATCGGTGTCTGTCTTGCATTCATGAATGGCCGTGATCTTAACGCCTTCAACGCTGCCCAGAACGTCGTAGAGTTTGAGGAACGCTTTGGCGTCTTTAATCCCGATTTGTCCGAACGTGAGTTCCTGTCCGAGTCCTTGGGTGTCGATGATTTCCTGTGCTTGTGGGGTTTTCTGCAAGAGGCTGATGATCGAGGTCAGATAGTTGATGGTTTCCATTGTTGCTCCTTTGGTGTGATGATGATTAAACTAATTGTGCAACTATTTAGATTATCTTTTAGTCTTTGGTCAGGATGTCATAGCCGAGGTGTTCGGCCAACCGCAACCGGTATTGCTTCTGTGGTTTACGGCGTTCGTTTTCCCACATGGCGATCACGTTCGGGCTGGCTACTCCGATTCGTTCGGCTAGTTCCGCCTGCGAATACCCGTGGCGCAGACGCCAGTACTTGATGCATTCGCCGATGGTCACCCGGTCACTGATGGTTGTGTAGTCAACTGGGATGTTGCCGATGTTCTGTCGTGTGAAGAACTGGCCGGTCTGGCTGTCCTGTTCCACGGTGACTTCTTGGCCGTTGATTACTGTTTTGATTTTGTGATGCTTGCGCATGTTTCACCTCCATACGATGAGTGATATATAGATCATATCATATTGTTTCTGTTTTGCCAAACAGCTCACTAACGGCTTCGCGCCCGTTGTCGGTCAGCGCGAAACGCCAGCAATGATGGTGCCCGCATTCCTCGCCATCCCTATCGATACGGTACACATGACCGGAACGCTCAAGCTCGATCATGCGCGTCCTCAATCCCTGCGGAGTATCGTCATACTTCGCTAAAACCGCCATCCGTTCGATTTCCTTGTGGCTAAGCGGTCGCTTAGCCATCCACAGAATCAATAGCACGTGAACCTGTTGTTTGCTGAACATCACGCCACCGCCGTTTCAGCCGAGTGGCGGAGGAATGCGGCCATGCCAGCGGCCACAATCCACCCGGCCACCCACTTGACTCCGAACCGTATCCGGTTGATCTTGGCTGCCATAGCCCATACCGGGAGCGACATCCACGGGCTGAGACACCAGCCGCAGTCGGCGAGTTCTCCGAGACTGTCCACGTAATCCTTGGCCCACGTGGGGAGCGAGTTGGACAGGTTCTCGGTCTTTACGGTCAGCTTGCGGCGGAGCGCGGAGAACATATAGCCGGGGCCGGGAGAGAGCTGCACGACAGTGGTTACGTATCCCGCCGTGATTCCAGCCGAAAGCACGGCAGTCCACCAATTGCCATCATTAGTCTTCATCGGTTTTTCTTTTCCTCGTGGCGACGCCAGCAGTGATACCGCTTGTCGTAATCCGCGTACATGTTTTCGTAGAGTTGTTTCGCCTCGTTGGTGGCTTCGTCGTGGTCGAACCCGTGCTGTTGCAAGACGTATTGAGCGGCGCCTACCCAGATGGAGCGGCGAACGTGTCGATACCAACGGTCGAACAGTTTGCCGCACACCTTGTCATGCTTGTTGTCTCCGAGAAAGTCGGCAACGCTCTCCACCACGAACTTACGCAGAGTGTTTGCGGTGATATGGTTACGGTCGAACAGTTCCAGCACGTCGCTGGTTAAAATGTTATTCTTCATTGGGTTCCTTCTCTTCTTCTTCGGTTTCGTCGTCGTCCACTAGATAATCGTCAAGGCTGATGTCTTGCGGTTTGGAGTAAATCAATCCGTCCAGCAAGATCATCGGATATCGCACGATTACGCCTTGATCTTTGGCGATTGTGCGTATCGCCCGGGCGGTGGGGCTGCCCGACGATACGATACGGAGCCTACGCCCCATCTGTTGGGCGTACACGCGGCACGTCATCAGATAAACGGCGCTCTGCCGCTTGCATGTGGGGCATCCGTCGAATAGTGCGAACATGTCATGGCTTTCAAGAATCGTTGCGGTTTTCACCGGAACGTCACCTCCAGAGCGTCGGCCAGCACATCGGAGATATGGAGCGTGGCCAGTTGGCCACGCTTATGGTTCTCGATTTTTTCGGTGATGTCCTTGCGGTCCACTGGAATGACCTGATGGCTTGCCTCTCCGACCACGCGCGGGTCGAACATCGAGAAATACAGGACTTCCAGCGAGTCGCACACGACGAAGTATTGCAGCACCTGTGCTTTGTATTGGTCGGGGATGAAGTCGAAGCCGGTCGCCTTAGAGTCCAGAGTGTACTCGGGCAACACCTGTTCAATGACCTCGACCAGTTCAGGCTTGAGGTTGGCGATATGAGACCTCATGGCGTCCGTGTGCATCATCCACGGCACTACCGTCTGCAAATGGTAGGCGG